TTTGGTAGCACAAAACGTCCGCATTAAAACATGATAAACTTTAAGTGCCTGTAAATAGGCAACTGTATTTTCATCTCTCTCTATTTCATGGAAGGCACACTCGCTAAAGAGTGTGTTTTTCTTTTGGCAACAAAAAAAGCACTAGAAATTAATCTAGTGCGTTGTCTTTATCCATAATCTGTACAATTCCTTTATCTGCTTGAGGTAGCCAATGAGCATAAACACTCAATACAGTGTTTAGATTGTCTCCTAAACGCTTTGCAACATCGTATAAGCTAAAATTAGAGCTTCCGTCTCTTACCATATTGCCAATCATATAACTGGCACAAGAATGTCTTAAATCATGTATACGAATAGTAGGTATTTGTTCTTCGTTGTTTTGGTTAGCTGCTTTAATAGCTCTTAAAAGATATGTTCTGACTGCCGTGTTCGATATAGGAACATCTATGCCGAAAATAAACGACTTATCAGGAACATCCAATAATTCCTTATAAGCTTTGAAATTATCGCATAAGAAGCTTGGAATCGTAATTGTTCGGTAACTGTTGTTAGTCTTTGGAGTGGTAACCTGATGCAAATCTTTCGACCATGTCTTGTTAATCGTGATTGTTTTGTTCTCAAAATCTATATCTTCCCAAGTTAAAGCGAGTGCTTCTCCTATTCTTGTTCCGTTGTAAAACTGATTCTTAAACAATAGATTGTACATAGGATTTGTAACAAATGGAATGAATAAATTGAACTGATCCAAAGTCCAATACTTCATTTCGTTCTTCTTTGCGTTGGGGTTTTTGATAACTTCTACTGGAGCGCATGGATTGGTTTCCAAATATCCTTTTTGAACTGCATACCTAAACATCTTGTTTAATCTGTTAAGATAGTTGACCGCAGTATTAGAATTAGACTTACGAATCATTAATTCCAATGCATCTTCTAAACTGCTTGTTGTTATCTTTTTAATCAACGTATCTTTACCGATAATATCAATCCATCTTTGCAAAACTCTTGTCTGAGTGTTATAAGTATTATCTTTGATTCGTTTCTCAGTGTACTCTGAATATAGACTAAATAGTTCTTCCAGCGTAAGATTTTTATAAGGAGTCTTAATATCGGCTCTAAATAGTATCTCTGCCTTAACTGCATCCTTCTTTTTTGGAAAGCCACGCTTTTTATACTGCTTCTGCTTTCCGTTCATCATCTTGTACGATCCATAAAAATACCACGTACCTGTTTTTGTGTCTTTCTTGACTGCCATTTCCTTTTTCCTTCTTTCTGATAGATAAATTTTATAGATAAATTAGAGAAAAAAGGTAAAAAATGAAGTTATTTTATGCCGTTTTCATGCCAAACAAAAAGAAAACGCTTTAGATAAAGCGTTAATCCTTTTTCTGGATGATATTTATAAGTTTCTAGCTCTTTATTTTCCTTTATTTTTTATTCATCTAGTTTACTTTATGTTCTCATACTTTCTCGTTTTTGACCACTTTTTATTTAATTGAACCTAAAAAAATATTCCATACGTTATGCCACACGTTTTATGCCATTATGCCAAAAACTATATTATTAGCTTTTTCTTATAATATATAAACAAAAAAGCCTCCTGCTTGGTAAGGAGACTCTTTTGCATAAAGTTATCTTTGAAAGGGTTGTGTCCATCCATGAAGAACACATCAATAATATAGCATATAAATTTTAAGATTTGTTAAAAAACAAAAACCATACCTGGATGTGAAAGGTATGGAATCGTTTTGGTGACATTTTCTAAAAAGGGGAGCTTTTAGCAATTGTCACATTTTGTTGTTGTTTTTGCTAGTGCCACAAAGAGAAATGTTAAGATTCAATTGCACGTCTGCAATTTGCACTACACCAAAGAGAGCTTAGGCCTTTATCGCTCTACTTTTCCTAGCAACATGATTATACCATATCAGTATGAATTTTATAAAAAAAGACCACCTTTCAAGTACTTCTAGAATGTACTCTATTCAGTGGTAAGAAAATAATTTTTCTTTGTAGTCGACTTGCATAAAAATAATATCAATCAGTCACGCTTGGAATGACTATAGATCAATACTAATAAATCCATATGCCTAACTTGGATTTGTACATCAAGCTAACATGGTTCACTTAGAATTCATCATGTTTGGGCCTTTGCCATTATAACATAGCAAAAACTGCCACACAATTAAATATGTAGCAGTTTCGTTTCTCCTTGTTCCTATAATTGGTACATGAGATAAAAAGAATACGATCGTATTCCCCTAAGCATAGACATTATACCATATTAAGGTATTGGTCGTATTGTGCACTCTACTAATCTATGTGCTTATATTTTAACACAAAAAAGCAAAGACCGTACAAACATCATACGGTCTAAGATACTCCTTCTACTCTAGTAGACGAGCCATTTTATAATTGGCTACCTCGAACTTGCGTGATATTTAAGGAGCAACACGGTTTCCATTTCCACCAATTAAATTTTCGTTCACGATAGTTCACACTACCATAACTGATTTACAACATATAAATATCTTTTTTGCAGATTTCGTGCAAAATCTAGCGTTTTATGTCGTATTTCGTACATTATGTACAATTATTTGAACAAATTAGCGATTTTTTCAACGATTTTTAGCAACAGTTCAATTAATTTATTGATTCCTGTTACATTGATTTTGTTTCCATTATCGTCTTTAGAGTCTGTATTTGGTTCATCTTTTTTATTTTCTGAGCCATTTTCATCCTTTTTATCGTCTGTTGATTCATCTTTCTTAGGATTTGACTTATAAAAATCAATATCGTGGAAGATTATATCTTTGTCGATTGGGTTAGCTGCATACTGATGAATAACACCAACACCAGATTGGTCTGATTGAATGTTACCATCATTACTTCCCCAATTTGCAATCCAAATAGGATATGTTGTTTCTACAAATGTTCCTAGCCAACTAGTACTAGTATAAACACCTGTATAATATCCCTTAGCACTCATATAGTCGCAGAATACTTTACAAGAGAAAGAACATCTTTCTTTTGTTAAGACACCAGCTTTTTTCTTGTAATTATCTGCGTCCTCCATATCGAACCATACACCAAGTTGTACATTTCTGTCTTTGATTAGATTATATACATACTCTGCTTCCGCTCTAGCTTGACTATCATCTAACGCATAATCATAGCAATACACACCATAAGGAATCTTTAATTGTTCACATTTATCTGCAAAGTATTCAAACTTCTTATCAGTGTTTTCTCCGTAGGAAGCACGCAAGATAACAAAGTCATATTTAGATAAATCAATGTCTGAACTGTTGTGTTCCGAAATATCAATTCCGTACCCCTTAACATTCTTAGTGTAATCCGTTGTAGGTGGCTTAGAAGGTTCTGTAGAAGGCTCTTTTGTATCTTCCTTAGTATTTGTATCAGGTGCTCTGAATTTCGCCCACATTTGACTTCTATCCTCTGTAGCAGATACCGCAACAAAGAACTTTCTGTCTCCTTCTTTACCTACAACATATCTATGTCCATTCGTTACACACTTCCAATAATAACGAATCTCATCATCTGTATTGCATTGGCCAAAGATTTCACCACTTGGATTATCGTAGTGTTTGTGAACACCATCAACGATAAATGTTGCAATACCATCTTCCTGAGTTAATTCAATGTCTTTTGTTTCAGGAGCACCGATTGTGGCCCACGGTTCAACACCATATGATTCACTGCCACTGACTGCTGCGAAACATCTGACTCCATTTGTATGAATCCATGAAATCCATCTATGTCCAAGTCCTACCCATTTTTCTGTATAGACTTGTTTTTCGCCCTTTACAAATGTTCCGTAAGAAGCACCTGTTGGTGTATCTCTATGAATAACGATAGCAGTATCATTGTTGAAAGTTGCCATTCCATTTTCTTTAATCAATTGAGAAGCATCATATGTAGAAGCATTTGTGTAGAATTTAGGTCTTAAATATCCCCAAATAGCACCTTGATAGTTTAATGGCCACAACATGGCTTTAGGGTTGCCTAAAACGTTCTGAGAGAGTGCTCTACCTTCCCAATAGATAAATATATGTCCATACCTTGCATCACCGCCTACAGACACTCCTACGTCACCGTTTTGGGGAGCACCTGTAACAACATCAAAATAGCTTAAAACACCATTATTTGCTCTGTTAAACCACCAATCTTTGGCATGGCCACGTGCAATACATGGCTTCCCTCCCCATGCCATCAATCCTTGAATTAATGAAACACATTGTCCACCATATGGTTTTTCGCCTTGAACATAATTAATGTTCATTATTTGCCCTTTATTGTTAAAAACCTTATTGATAGCATAGTTATAAAACTCTTGTGGAGTTCCCATTTTTCATCCTCCTTAGTTTTTTTCTAGCAGAAAGTCTTGAATCTCATCTCTAGTTTCTTGGAGTTTGTCTTTATCGTTTTCAGAAAGCATATTGTTGATGATCGCAATGTTTGCTTTTAGTGTTAAATTACCACGTTGCTTATCTTCTTCTAATCTTTCTTCATGTTCTCCTAATCTTCGAGAGTGTTCATTCAATTCTTTCTTAATCCCTTCTTGTGTGATAACTAAGCTTTCGATTGATTTTATTCTCTCATTGTCTCTTACTAACCATTCTTCGTGTTTTCTAACGGTTTCTTTTAAATCGTCATTAGGTTTCTTTAGCTCTTTAATAATCTTTACTACTCCCCAAGCGGAAGCAATGAAACCTAGAAGCCATAAAACATATTCTAAATCAATAGTGATTACTTTTCCCACTATTTTTCACCTTTGACGTTGATTTTATCAATTCCGTTGTCTAATTGAATCTTAACGTATTCTTCAATTTCATCAAAAGTACTTTGAACAATTTCACTAATCATTTCTTTTGTGATAATTCCATGCAAAGCATCAGGAACAAGATCGTATAGTTTACTAACAACTTCTTCAAACTTTTTACCGCCAGCATTAGTTGTATCTTTGTAGTTGTTCTCTGCTTCTTTAATGTAAACTACTGCTTGTGCAGTGATTTTAGCAATCACTTCTTGAACTTCTTTTGCTTTGGTTTTAGCTTTGGTACTGAATTTAAAATATAAAGCTAATCCACCGCAAACTAAAGTAGCAGCAGTCTGTAATAAAGTTAAAAAATCTTGTACATTCATAAATTTACACCTCCAAAAATATTTCATCTCTCTCATATTTTCTGAGGTACTGTTTTATGGCATCTCAATTATATAATGAAAAGAAAAGGACGTACATTAACGCCCTATAACTTATACAATACATTTTGTGTGATGTAATTTTACATTGTTCTTAGATACTTTAGCATAAATCATTGTTGTAGCAATGCTTTCATGCCCTAAAATAGCTTGGACTTCCTCAATACCCATACCTCTATTTAATCCATCCGAAGCGGTTGTATGTCTAATGAGGTGAGGGAATACTCTACGTTCAATACCAGCAAATTCTCCAAGTTGTCCTATTCTTTTTCAATCCAAAATTTTGATAATCTCTTATACGGACCTGTCCATTAATCGCATTATCAAACGGATGTCCACCTCATTTATATAATAAAATAAAACTAGCTTATGAGCTAGTTTTTTCTAAAATAATTGAAATACATGTGTCAACATGTAATTGTCCAGCAACTGGTGTGCCTGTTTTAAGTTTAGCGAAATATGGTAAATATTTAAGTGCTATTGTAGTATATGTGAGTTGACTATCTTTTTCAGTTGTAACTGTTACATTATCATCTAGCATAAAATAAACATAATCTATTAATTCACCTGTACTTTTGTTTTTTAATTTATATGTGTTATCACTTAAATATGATCTCTTAACTGTATAACCTTCTAAGTCTAAATCCCTAACAAAAAGGTTGTTGCTATAATAAGGCACATTTGGTAAATAATCAAGATCATATTTAAAATAATAGTCTAATTTTTTAATATTTTTATCTTTGCTTTCTGTTAAAACATAATATTGATCTGTTCCACCTTTAATAAGTGAAACATTATTTTCAACGGTTGGTGTAGGCTCTGTTGTCCAAGGGAATATATTTTCGCTCGTATCACTATACTTTTGTTGAATTTCAACGATATTAACTTCACCCACTCCAGCATTAATAATAGGCTTAGTGTCAATTTGATTGTTTTCAAGCCATAAACTACACGCATTTTTTGCATTAAAAATTGCATTCACTTTTAATGTTGAATATTTAATATTAACAGTTGGCAACACCGTGTTATTTGTGCTATGCACATTGACTAAATATTTATTATTGTTTGAAATATCACAATTATTAAATGTTATTTGTTGTTTCTCCACACTACTTATATTCGGTAGAATAAAGGTGTTTGCATTATCATAAGTATGAATATAACAATTATTAAATTCAAAATTATCAAGAGAACTAAATAATTCCATTATTCCATCCGGCTCAAATTTTGAGAAAGTGCAATTATTAAATATAAACTTACCACCAATATATCCACTAATAATTGTAGCTCTTTGTTTATAGTCTTCATCATAATAAAATAATGTTTTATTAATACTATAAACCACACCATTAAATTCATTAGTGGCATTAATAAGTTGTGTATTTTGTAAATTACATTCATCTAGTAATAAATGCTCTAGCGTGTTAGTTCTAGGTGAGATATTATTAAATAAATAATTAATATCAACAAAATTACAATACTTAAATTGAGATGAATAAAAGTTTTCTGTTAGTGGTAAATCACTTCTTACAGTACGCTTAAATGTGATATTACTAAACACACAATTAACTATTTGTTTTGTAAACGTGTTGTTGCCTAATATAATCACAGTATTAACACCTATTATATTTGTATCAGCGTTATCCATTAAAGTATCACCAATTAAATATGTTTTGTTGCTTAACAATACATACTTACCAGTTTCTTTTGCTTTCGCAATACAAGCATTAAATGCTGAACTATCGTTAGTAGTACCGTTACCAATAGCACCGAATTCTTCTGGTGTAACATACACATTTTCAATATTTACTGCATGGTTTTCATCAGGCAGTATCGTTACGTTATTAACCTTGATTGCTTTAATAGGTATTAATTGATCTACAACTTCTTGCTTAATATATCCAGCATCATTTTTAAGCTCAGATACATTTTTAGGAATTTCAGTTTTCTTTGCATAAACACTAGCTAAATCTAAATTTACAATATAATCAACAGGACTAATCGTATTTCCATCTAATTTAATAGTTGTGATAGGCACTTGAATAGCAATGTTTTTGTCGTTGTCTTTGGCAATGTTTGTTCCGTTTACAGAAATTGTCTTTACGAATTGATTTAGAATTTCAATTAAATCCAATTGATTAGAAATATCACCAATCATATTTCCCCATTTGATTTTCAAATTGGCATGGTCATTGATTACTTGAATTTCTTTTCCGTTGTAGATATAGAACAATCCTTTTGAATCAACATACGCATGGTCTCTACTTGGATTAGTAATATCATCTACAGAATCAACGATTTCTAGCCAAAATTCGCAATCACCGTCTTTTAAAGGGAATACTACTGCCATATCTTTGTTACATACTACAGGTTGCATATTATTTTCCTCCAGCTTTCATAATGTCTGCGAAGCAAGATGCACAAGAAGTAATTTCTACGCCTAAGAATTTGGTACAAGCTTCAATAAACTTCTTGTTAATCTCCAAAGCGATATTCAATAATTCAGGGTCTCTATCCGAAGCTTGATATGCTTCAAATGCAGTGTACATAGCCATACTTAAATGTTTAACTAAACACCACTGTTCTCTATCCCCTTTGCCACCAAAAGAATTGTATAGATAAAGCATTTGAGAACGTCTGATGTTGGCATAATCATCAATTTCATCCTTTAGTGCTTCAATCTTTTCTAAATTATCAGGAATTTCTTCTTCACTAATTAATCCGTTTTCAACCTCAGAAATACGTTTTTCTAATAAGGTTTTAGCGTGTAGTTCTGCACTTGCAATTTGTGTAAAACTACGGATAATATCTTCTCCAATTCCAGAAGTGCTATATTTGTTTTCCATCTACACAACCTCCTTTTTGTATGCTTTGATAGACAATCTAGCAGACTGTTGTTTTTGTTTTCTTTTAAAGTCAATTTGTTGACTGTTCAATTTCAATAGCGATATGGCAGACTGCCAATCTCTAGGATTTTGTTTTACATGATTTGATAGGTTTTCAATCCTTTGTTCATATCTATTCATAGATACCTCTTATCTGTTTACATGACTATATTTAAGATAATTAACTAACGTACAATCAAAATTACCATTTCCTGTTACTTTGATTGTTTTATATCCTGGGTCTAATATTCTATTTCTCTCATCCTCTGAAAGATACCCACAAGCTTTAAGAACATCAAAATTAGAATATTGCCCAGGCCATAGTCCATTGCCTGTAATCCATGCTCCGTTGAATTGCTGCTTGAAATATGGTGTAATGTCTATTCCTTCAATCTCAACATTAAAGTTTGTAGCAGTAGAATTATCTATTACTAGTTTAAACTCAAAACGCTCATAATAAATCAAATCCTGAGAAATTGACATTCCTATTACCGCTGGTTTAGAACTTGAACATCCCCATCTAGGGAACTCATACCCATAAAAATCAACTGTGTGGTTTCTACGTTGAATGGAATTGTATCTTCCTTTTTCTTTCAAATCATAGACACTATCAGCTAATATATTTATCGCCTTACTAATATCCATAACTACTCACTCTTTCCGTCTCTATCTGTTCTTAGGAATTTCTCTAGTGTCAATGTATCTATTTCAATTCCTGTTTTATCTATTTCTCTTTGTAGACTTGTGATATAGAACCAATCGTCTTGTTTTAGAATACGTTTCATGTATCTATTACAACTTCCCAATTGCAATAAATTGAGATCATAAATAAATCTGATTCTATCACCTACGTTTACTTCTTTAGGCAATGCTTCACAAGAAGTGTTGATAGAAAACTTTCTTCTTGCGTTAATTAGTTTTCTACAGGCACAATCATATACGACCTTGGCCGCATAAATTCTATCGTTATCAGTAATGATAGTTGTTCCGTTTGTAGACTCAGGGTCAATGCTCTGTTGTACATAAACACTCTTTACTCTGAAAATACCAATGATATTTGATGTACTGATTGTTGTCGTATTGCAATATGGATAAGGTTGGTTTTGACCAAAGAAATTAGCTCTACCATTACCAGCATCAGAAACGTACATTGCAACGTGTGATGTAGGTGTGTCACCACTTCTACCGAATATGCACCAATCACCAAATTGAGGTGTACTAACATAATCAAAGTACTGAGAATAACCTAATTCATCTCTGTTATACCAAATGTAATCTGCATATCCATCACCGCCAATAGCTCTTGTTGGGTCTGGATAATTCAATGTCTGTAATGCTTTCTTCCATGCATCTACACATTGATATGGTTGTTCAACAGGAACACCATCCATGTCGATAGATTGACCATTCCATGTGTTAATAAAATTCTGAGCGTTCCAAGGACGGGATTGTGTTTTATCTGTATCTGTTGTAGTACCGTTATCATCTTGTTCCCAATCAGGAATCAAACCATAAATACGTTGAGCAAATTCAATACGCTTTTGATACTGTAAATCAATAGATGTATCACCACGTTCATAATCCGCCATAAAAGCCATTACCATGTAATTCATATCTGCTTCCATGTGTGACCATTGTTGAAATGTGATGTTATAAGAAGAAGTAGGAATCCAAGGGCCATTTGTAGCGTTTGTTGACCATTCTTCAACTAACTTAGCTACTTCCCCTTTTCCGTACATTGTGTAGCTTGTATATCCATGAGAGCCTAACCAATTTGTAATTCGTGTGTATGGTGTCCATTGAACCAATCCAAATCCTTTTTGAGAATCAGGAACATCACCCATTTGATACAAGTTAGGGTTTAAGGTTGATTCTACGTGACACGAACCACATAAAGCAGCAATAGCAGATTTGCTCCAAATGTCTTTTAAAGAGTGCCATAAGGCTTTAGCATTGTTTATTTCCTCTGTATCAGTTAAAAATCTTTGCTCTTTAGGAATTACCCATTTATAGTCTTTAGAGTCTTTTGTCATGTCCTCTAAGCTAAATGGTGATAAATCATCAAAAGCAAATGTTCCTTCAATGAATACACCACTTTCATATCCAACTGACTCTGTATCAATAATGGAATACTCCAATTGATTGTTAGGAGCTAATTTAGGAAAGTCTACATATTCATAATCACGCTCGTTATTTATGTTTGATCTCAAAATAACTACAGGGAATTTAGGGTTCTGCAAGCTTTTATCGTTATATACTTCTCTCAGAGATAAAGAGGACATACCACTATCAGATTTATTAGCATAAACTGTAGCAAGGTTAATAACATCTGAGAAATCAGTTTCCATTGTAGGTTCGCCAATGATTCTATAGTTTCTTCCTGATGTTGGTTTATTAGAAAGCATAACAGGTTGTTTCTTCCCAAAATATCCAATTTCAACTTGCTTATCATTTGTAAATGGAACTCTCCAATAAACAGATGGTGTCAATTCACAAGTTTTAGTAAGTGCATCCAATTTAGATTGTCTAGAATAAACGTAGTCAATCTTTTCATTATCAATCTCAGTTTCAAAATTCATCTTCCACTGAGTCGAATAATACATATCTTCACTTTCGTATACGTTCTTTATAAGAGCGTTTTTAACCGCATAATTCGTTGGGACTTGTCTATATGTCCATTCGTTAATTACGTGCGTTAGAGATATGTTTAAACCACTTACAGATGGTTTATAGTCGGTAATCATTCCGTAGAAAACTCCACAGTCCATGATTACTCGCATTTCTTTTCTTCCTGAGATTAAATCGTAGTATTCGTTAGGAATTGTGATTTGCATTTCAGGTACTGTCATCAACTCATTTGAAAAACTGATTGTGCTTAAAGCCTCTCTGAATCTTTTCTTAACTTTTCCAAATTCTAATATTTCAAAGTAAGGAATCATATTTACTCCTAACTACCAATTTTGCCTTGTCCTACCCATTTACCATTTTTTCTAATTCTACTTGACCCTTGGTTTTCTTTATTTGCTTTATCGGCACTGTACTTGCCAATAGTGACCCAAGAATCTTTAACTCTCTTTTTAAACCATCCTGTAGCTCTATCCAAAGAATAGAATATACCGCCTTTTCTTACTGCCCATGGTCTGAAATCAGGGATAACCTGTTGAATTGAATATATATTTTCGTAAGGGAATGTAGCATCTTCACCTCTTAATTCAACTTTAACGTGTGTTGTATCTGTTGGAAGTTGTAACTTGCCACTCCATTGACTATTTTGTGCTACTGTTTCCCAACCTGATGAATAAGCCAATGACCATGTATCGGCATGAGAGAATATTACTTGATTATAAATCTCTCTCCATGAGGCTTTATTGTTGTTAGAAACACTAATGATCAAAATGTAGTTGTATCTTCCACCATACTGTACATACTTTCCGTTTCCTCTATATTGACCAGCATCTGTTACACCATATCCAACTAAATCTAATGTGAAGGTAACACCATAGTTTCCATCATCTGAAAAGTTGATGCCTTTTCCATACCCTTTAGCATGGGCGGCAGCAAGTGGGAATCCAAAGTCTGCGGTATCGCCTGGATTTCCACCTAATACTACGTTTGCGTATGGCCCTGTGTTATCGTAAGCTCCATGAAAGTTTTGCCATGCCATTAAACACCACCAGCCAAATCATTCTCAGAACTTCCGTTATTAGTACGGATGTATGAATTTCCATCAGGAGTACCACCAAAGATATTGATATTACCTGTAGCAATGCTTCTTCCGTCATTAAAATCGCCTTGAAGCACATTATCTCCCGTTTGTTTCCATGCACCACTATTTTTAAGGTTCGTAAGAATCTTTTCGACCGCACTGTACATATCTCCAACGCTGCCTTCGATACCACCAACCTTATTTTGTAAAGCTCTGATAGCATCCCAAATCTTTTGGATTTCTGCCCATAGTTTCTCGATTTCTTCCCATTGGCCGCAATCTGAACAAATCATTACATCCATGATACTGATTAGGTTCTTTTCCAAATCTCTGATAGCTTCTTTTGTATCGCATACATCATATGTATCAATCTTTTCTAGCAATCCGCCTAATAAGCAATCGTTCATATCGTGCATATCTGTACAGTTGTTGTGGCCCTTGTTTTCAAAGCCTTGGTTTGCTTTAAGATTTGCACAAATAGTATCTGTTACACCTTTTTGAATGAAATTACTGCTTGTAGCTTTTAAATAATCGCAAGCAGAACAAACATCTTTATTCATTTATGTGTACCTCCTAATCTCTACAGATAACAAAATTCACCTTGTTATCATTTACAAAACGAGTGTGTAGAGATATTTCATCATCTTCTAGCCAATCAACATAAATAGAAAGGAATTGCAACCAATTTGTTGTTTCTCCTGCTTTTACTGTTCCACTCATGCTTAATTCCACTGTTTTGTTAATATCTTCTTCAAATGAAGCGTTTGTGATTTTTTGATATACCAACGATCCACTCTTATTAGGAACACGAATTGAAACAGTTGGAGCTGAGCCAGCGGAAACTCCCGTCATTTTATAAGAGTAGTGTTTCAATGTAACACTGTTGAATTTGTATGTAGCACTCTTATCTTTGTTAGGCTTCATACAGAAATCTACTTTTCCTGTAATAACTCCGTCCGCTACTTTCGTATATTCACTTGTGTGAATCCAATCTGAATATCTGAATGTGAAATTACCTTGTCTGTCAATTTCAACACTCAATCCAGGTGTAGACTGTTGAATCGTGTATTGTGTTTCGATTGCCAAGTTTTGAAGTTGAAGATTATACAACTGGTCTTGCAATCCACACATCCAACAAATCATAGCTGCTTTCATGTTGTAATCATTGTTAGCATATTGACTCATGAATAATTTCCAATCACACAAATCAAATCCATCTATGATGTCATATAAGCCCTTTGTAAGGCAATCGTTGGCATTTTCCATGTCTGTACACGTATTATTGCCATTCTCAGGATTTAAGCCTGTATCGCTTCCTAAAGACGTACAGATTGAATCTGTAACACCATTTTGGATAAACTCTGCACTGCTATCTTTTAGTTTTCCACAAGCAGTGCAATAACTTTTAACATTTGCCACTGCAAGCCTCCTTAATTTGTAAGTTCATCAACATCTATATATACACAAGCCATCTTACAACATGAGCCTGTGACAACTAATCTATTCATTCCATGATGTACTGTGAATCCAAATTCATCTTCGATAACTAGATTATCTAAATCTACTTCCTCTGATGCACAACATCCATCCGCAGTAAAGTATAAGTTCCAACTTGAATCAAGTGTTAAAATTCCATCATATTCGCCTAGAATCATCATTTTGTTTCCGTTGATTTCAATTTCAGGGTTTTGGAATTTACCATCTAGAATCAATTTTACTTTGTCGGTATCTAACACTGTTCCACTGTAGAATCTTCCAGCAATTGACTCAACACAATAATCTTTTTTACAGATTTTGTTTTTAATCAAATCATCACCGAAAATCTGTTCACCTTTAATGCAATCGTAGACAATCTTGTACGAATTACCACAATTCATAAAATCTTCCAATGCTTTAGTTCCCATCACGCATAAAGATGTTTCCTCTGTAATGTCTCCACAATCACATAGACACGAATTGCAAGTTTCCATATCAGGAGGGCAAGTAACACAACATGATAAACACTCTTGAGCATCTCTGAAATCCTCACAATCGAGGATATTACATACAGAATAAGGAACTAAGAATGTTTTCTTTGTATCTGCAATATGCCATACACCTTCCCAAAGTTTAAAATCAATATCCATTGATAAATAGCCTTGGTATTTTTTGTAATCTTCACTAAATCCTGTGACATAGGCCCATGCCCAAATCAATTTGTTATCTTGAATTGCCCATAATCTTCCAGGTTTAAGCAAATTCAAATTGAAATAGTCACGTAGGAATCTTCTATCTTCATCATGAAAATGTTCATAATTAAAATTCAATGTTAAGGACAAATCACCTTCCGTAAGAAACTGTTGATTCTTTTGGAAAGCAACATAACTACCATGTCCGTAACTATATTCTTGCGTTGCAGTCTTTGTATCTTGCTTTAGAGAGGCAGAGGAAATCTCCTCCGCACTGTCTATTACAAGATCATTGAACTGAACGTATGTTTTTAATGGGTTTAAGTTATAACAAGTCATTATGCCAAACCTCTCAAGCATCTACCTACTTTGATAGCCTGCCTTCTTTCGTTTCCTTCGTTGAAAGCGATACTGTTATTCGTAACACGATTATCGTTATTGTTGATAGTCACGTTCTTATTAACAACACTTCCAACATGAGAACCATATCTAGTAGACAATTCTTTGAACGCACCTTTTAAATCCATGTTATTTACTTTATCCATGAAGCTTTGACCTGCGTTCTTAACTGCACTACGTTTCATTACATACTCACCAGGAGTAAGCATAGCAGGAACTGTATCTGTTCCACTAGGCTTCATGACGATTGGTTGTCCACCTCGTTTTAAGTAAACTGGGCCACCTTTAGCAAACTTAAAGTTTTTTCCTTGTGACTCATTGCCCGTGTTTACTGTAGGAGTAGTTGTACCACCTGTATTAATGTTTCCTGATTGATTGTTGAACGCATTTTTAAATGCACTTCCTAAGTATTGTCCTAAATCTGTGAATCGTGTTGAATATCCATACATCATAGTAATCTGATTAGAGATTGAACTAGACATATTAGAGATACCTTCACTAAATCCACTTACAACATCTTTTCCAAACTTCTTACCTACGGATTTGAAGCTTTTCTTCTTCAATGAAGCTTTAGCATTATCAATCTTAGTTCCAAATGAGCCTTCAATATCAATACTTTTGAAACCTTCAATAATTCCATTGGCCATATCTGTACCAGAGGTATTAAATTCTGATTTCATATTTGATAAAGTTGTGGCCATGTTGTGGAATGAAGTAACGATTGAGTTTACTTCTGTAACAACATCTGTAGTAGCTTCTCCAACTTTCAATCCTTTAACATTGTTTAGGAACGTTTGAATACCTGTTGTGACTTCTCCAACCTTAACAAAGTCTAGATTTAATCCAACGATAGAATTTAAGCTTTCACACGTTTTTTTCAACTTAGAAACAGTCTTATTAACTGTGTCCATATTCTCTAGATTTTCAGTTAATCCTTTGTTAGTTGCCATTTCATTCACTGCATTTCCAATACTCTTAATATTGGCTCTCAGTGTTTCAAAGTCGAAATCAGTTGAATATACGTTCAAAGTTTCAAACTTGAGGATTATATCACCTAAAGTTGTAATCGCCTTTAGTGCGTTGTTAAATAGCTTAGAATCAGGCATTTGTCTCAAGTTGTAAGACAACATATTCTTGTCTTTTCCTGTTCCAACACCAGCAACAGAAATGTATCCAATTGCTTGAGAAATACTAGAGATTGTCTTTTTAATATCCTCTGCATTTGGTAAAGGATTGTTTGTAATCGTTGCTTGCAAGTTTCCAAATTCAGGAACAATTTGTTCCAAAATCTTTAATGTATCTAGGAACTCTTGAGCATTTGTGGAGTTTAAATTAGATTTAATATTCTTTGTAACATCAGGGAATACAATCTTTTTCATTTCTTGAACAACACTAGCTACATTCTTTAAAATGCTTGTACAATTCTCAACGTTAATTGAACTTCCATTGATACTAGACATTTTAGAAAGGCTAGAAGCCATTGTTGCATAGTTCTTAACGATACTGTTTGCATCTGCAATGTTCGTTGCACTTGAAGTACTAACTGTTGGGAACTCAAAATCATTAATATTCTTGATTACCTCTTGAATATCTTTGAATTGATCGTTGAAAGAACTGCTATCAATGCTCATTCCTTGCACTTTTGAAATTGATTCTCCAATAGTAACAAGTTTCTTTAGAATCCTAGTAATATTCCAAGTCTCCATGTTTTTCCATAAAGACTCAGAACTTTTAATAACTTGACTCCACCAAGAAGAATATGTTCCTCCGCCTTCAAACATATCTATGACATCCATAATTCCTTGGATTTTCTTTTTAAGTCCTTTTGTGTTTGAAGGAACATTCTTATCGACTTCTTGCATAGCCTTAGCACAAGCAATCAACGTACCAGCTAGTCCTGTTGTTGTTATCATTCCTAACACTTGGGCCAATGTAGTGATTCCACCCGTTAGGACACCAGCACCACCTTGAATACCTGTAATAAGTGTCATAGAGCCTATACATTCAAATAAACCTAATAACTTATCGTTGAATGTGTCGAATCCATCAGGCATAGTCTTATCTAGCTCTTGCATAGCTTTAGCAAACAACCATAAAGCTCCGCCTTGACCAATCATCATTGCTAATCCTGTTAAGGCATTGTTCATTTCTAATGCTTTTGAAACCCCTGCATTAATCGTATTAGCTCCCATCATCAATCCCATTACAGAGAACAAATTTGTTAATCGCATAGGCAATGTTGTAATGTCATTTGGAACATTCTTTTCAATTTCCTTTATCGCTTTGCAATAAAGAATAATTGTTCCTGCCCCACCAGCTATGATAGCTAATGAAGATAATTTATTTTTAAATCCTTCTACATCAAAAGTTTTTGGAGTACTTGTCGCAGTAGTAATCTCATCTGAACTTTTGAATACATTTTTAATAGAACTAAATTTACTTCCTAATTTTCCTAGGAATGGAATATTGAAACTTTTTCCTTTGAATTTTGAAGAAATGTTTACTAAATCTCCTAAAAGGCTAATTCCACCGCTTCCAAGTTTCATTAACTTACCAGCATACTTTAATCCAATACCAATTTGGATGTAGTCTGATACGAAACGTCCTAATCCTTTAGAAAAGCTTCCGTCTCCCATTTCGGTGATTTTATCTTTTGCAAAATCATAGAAATCACCAAGAATAGGCTTGAAGAAATCAATTACACCTTGGAAATCTCCTAATCCTTCTTTAAAACCACCAACAAAATCTTTGAAACTGAATGTTTTTAAAACGCTCCATAATTCAGTAAACTTTGTTTTTATGAAGTCTATACCTTCGCCAATCTCTTTTTTATGACCTCTAATGAAGTTTGCTCCTATATCTCCTAAGCCTTCAACTTTTTGAGAAAGTTTGTAGATATTTCCATAGATTGTAGCTCCCGTCAATTCTGTTGAAACCTCATCTAATGCACCTAGCCACTTTTCTTCGGCTTTACTAAATCTCTTAGGGATTAAGTCAAAAGCATTACCAATTGTGGCTACAGATGATTTAACCATAGTTGCCAACGAATCTAGGCCACCACCGCCTTTTTCATCCAATTCAATCAGAGCATCTTCAAATTGTTGTAATGAAATAGTTGGATTTGAACCTGTAAATGCTTCTCTAAACTCTGCAAATGACATATTAAATTTCTTTGCAATAGCAGTTAAGGCTGGTGTCATACCTGCATCTTCCATTGATCTCAATGTACGAGCATCCATTTTAGAACCCATGATTTGAGAATACTGAGTAACCGCATTGTTTACTCCCTCAGAATCACCGCCAAATGTCAAAATGGAATCATTAATTGCCGAGAATAGCTTTTGAGACCTATCTAAATCATGATTGATTGAAGTAAATCTCGTAACATGGCTTAGAGCGTCATCTAAAGTGGTTGGTAGCCCCAAAATGCTTTCGTCTAGGTTATCAATCATCTTTTGGATTTTAGCCGTAGAATCGCCTACATCGCCTACTACAGTGGACAATGTTCTTTTCGCAACTTTGATTGTATCGTATCTATTAACACCGCTTGAAAATGCATCACCAATTGCGCTTTGTGCACTTGAAACCAATCTATACAAACTAGAATATCCAACACCTTGTACTAAGAATCGTCCAATATCTCCTATTGGGTTGTTTTGGAAATTCTTGGCAATGTTCAACATACTAGAGCCTAGATTTGACATTTTATTACCAACATCAAATGTAATCTTACTAGCAGTTTTTAAAGCTTTAGCAGCGTTTTGAAGATTGTTTAGTTTATTCAAGCTATCTTGATAGCCAATAACTTGTGACTCAATATCCGCTTTTGTGTTTCTTACATCATTCTCTTTTTCAATGGTTTCGTCTAGCTTTTTATTTGTATCTTCTAACTTAGAAGAATCTGCTTCTAATTTTATTTTTTCTTTGTCTAAATCTGCGATTGAATCATCAATCTCATCAACCAATTTTTGAGCATCATTTAATTCACTGATGTTCGCTTCAATCTTTATCTTTTCTTTGTTAAGATTGTTAATTTTCTTTTGAACTTCATCAATTTCAATACCAACCTCTCGCATATCGTATTTGAGAGCTTCACGTGCACTGTATAGGTCTTTAAGCTTGTCACTTTTATCGTTTTCACCTAGTGTCATGTCGTTAATGACATCATGAATTTCATTGGCATTTGCTTTTAAATCAATATCAATAGAAAGTTTTTTATTACTCAAGGCTAATAGCTCTTTTTTAAGTTCACTAATATCATCTTTAACATCCAATAATTGATTCTTGAAATTAGCTAGATTATCTAAATCAACTTTTAAAGAAAGTTTTTGTCTTTCCAAAGCTTCCTTTTCTTTTTTGATTTCTTCTAATCTTGCCTTAATTCTTTCTAATTCATTAGTGCTAGCATCAAATTTGAGCTTTGCCTTTTCAATATCTTTTAACTCTTTTTCAAGTTGTTTTATCTTTGCTTCGGCATCCTTAATGTCAAGGACTAACCTAGCACCGACTTCACGTACTGACATCTTCGGACTCCTTCGCTAAATCTGTTTTCTGCATGAAATGAACCGCATATCTGTCAATCTGAGGTATTTTCTTTTTAGAATTTTTATTTGCCTCGTTAATTTCATTCCATGTTTTATCGCTTTGTAGATTTGCGTAGTACCCAAAGGCTACAACTAATTCAGAAACACCCCAATGGTCTAATATCTCATTGGGGCGTATTTTTAGAATTTTACCGACATAATGAGCCATGGTTGAATAAAGATTTAGTTCTGCAACATAAGACTTTGCTTTTTTTACTGAATCCTTTTTATCATCCCCCTTATCAATTATTTGATAAAAACTGTTTCTACCTCATTGAATAATTCAGGATATTTGATAATTAGGCTAATCATGCAAGTTAAAACTGAATATTGCATCATGTGATCTTCATAAAATTCATCTAATCCTAAGAAAATTGCAACAACTTTATAAAGTCCATCAACTAAATTTGTAGAGGATTGAGCGTATAAATGGAAAATCTGTTCGTTTGCTTCATTCATATACGCTTCATAAATCTGAACCATAGTCTTGCTCACTTCTTCATCATCTGCATCTGTTGTAACGATTCCATCTTTTCCTTCAATGAATTTGTGACCGTAATATTCCTCGATTTCTTGGAATTTTTCTTTATATGGGTCTAGGATTTGTTCTGCATCCAATAGCAATGGTTTAACTTCGATTAAAGCTTCTACCATCTTCATATCTTGTCTAGGAGATAATGTTAGATTTTCAAACTTCTTATCGAACATAACGTATTGCCCCACTCTTTTAGCGTTCTCAGGAACATCAATTTTATGTTCTTCGATTTCTTTTTCAGTGAATCTAAAATTCACTTCAATATCAATTGTTTTAACATCTGTCTTATTTGCATCACCAACAACTGCAATTTCACCACCATTGCCATAGACTGCGTGAGGAGTATCATCCTCACGAGCTACTTTTAACTTTTCAATCATGGCATTTAACTGTGTTGGTTCTAAAATCTTTTGTTCTTCCATCTCATTTTCCTCTCAATTTCTATAAATTAGCGTTAGCTTTGTTTACTACATAAACTTCATACCAGTTTCCACGAGTATCTTTCTTGAACGCTAAACTAAATTCAAACGCTCCGTCATCAGGGATACCCATTGGGAATGAAGTGATTTTTGCATTGTGGTAAGTAAATACTTCCGCAGTTCCATCACTTCTATAACGAGTGATTGTAACTTTAGCTCTCTTATTCTTTAAGCTATCGTCGTTTGCTACATAGTGTTGCGATACATCAACAGTCATTGGATAAGAAATCTTTAATGTTTTACCTACTAAGTTTTTGTTGAAGTAAATTTTTGAACCTTCAATATCTAAGCTTGGATTGATTTTACTGTTCAATACTTGGTATTGAGACTCATCTAAGTTAGCCAACAATGGAGTGTTGATTCGGTTCAATGTAGAATCTGTAATATTGCATTGGTCACTCAATGCTGCATAGATAAATCCACATTCTTCAACAAAGTGGTCTGCAATATGGATTGAACCATATTCAGGATGTTCTTTATCCGCTTCAATAACTACTTCCTGAGTACGCATCATAAATCCTTGAGATTTATCTCCCTTGCCAATGAATGGGTTCATAGTTAAGTAGTTAGATGTTAATTGAGTACCTGTAAATGAACGCTCAATAGAAGCAGAATCATCATCATAAGAATCATCAAAGCAACTTGTATCTACAGGGTCTACAGTATCATCACCATCAAATCCTGATAAGCAGCTTACTTTAATGTCGTTGTTAGAATCTAAGTCTGCAAATTCTTCAAAGAAACTGATTGAAGAAAGACCAATCAAGATACTATCTGATGATTTATCTGTTAATGATACTTCAATACTTAAACGGACACCAGATGTACTTGCTTCCCATCCTTTTCCTGATGCCTTTGTAGGAACTGTTGATAAGTCAATCTGTACAGGGTAGAATCCTTCTTTATCTGCTTTTAAAGTGCTTGTATATTCATCTGCATTAGTCATTTCATGATCTAAAACATCTGAAATTTTTGTTGTGATTGTGTAAGTACCTGCTTGAGGAACATTTACGTAGTAGTAAACAACACCTGCTGCAAAGTCTAATGCATTTTTCAATGCTTTAAATACCGCACCACTTGTGTGTACTTTGTTTCCTTCTCCACCTTCTGCATCCGTTTCTTTAGAAGTGATGAACAATGTACCTGTATTCTTACATCCGAATGATTCACAAACGTTGATTAAATCAGGTGCAATAGTACGTGATGTATAAGCACTAGAAGTACCTGTAATCTTTTCAAATTTACGAGTATTGATTTTTAAACAAGAATCAATATCACTCATGATAGTAATATCAATTTCTTGAGTTTTAGTTAATTTAGAGACACTTAATTTGTCACTAATGATTTTGTTAATGTTACAGTTAGGCATTACTTTTTCCCTCCCATTGTAGCTTTTAGTACACGCTCCATAGCACGCTCTGCTTTAGCACCGCCTAATTGATTTAAAGCGTTTAGTTTGCGTGAAACAAATGCTTGAACATCTACTTTCTGTTCAGGAGTCTTTTTAGCTTTTACAACTTTTTCTTCCATTTTTAATCTCCTTTATTTAACTTTTGCATCAAATCTAGATACCGCTCTAGCAACAAAATCATTTGCCTTTCTAGGTGGCATCTTAATTTTGTGTGCAAAGTGTTTCTTTCCCATTTCATCTACCCAAACGAACGGCCTTCCGTTTTTACGAACTAATGTATAAACTCGTTTAGTTCCATTCTGTACCATTGGGGAGTAATCAACGTGAGAAGGGTTTCTAGAATCTTTTTCTAGTTTGTCTGCATCTACTCCGATTATATATTCGGTATTAGATACTTTTTCTTTCGTGATTGAATCCTTTAAAGCACCTGGTCTATATTCATTCCATGGCATACTTGTCATTTCCTGAGCATAGAATCTACTCCCTCTTGGAGCTTCTTCTCGCATAGTTTCTTCTAATTCACTAGCCAATCCTTCAAAATCTTCTTCACACGCTTCTATAACATCTTCTAAGAGACATTTTAGCATTTCCTACACCTCGATAAAGGGGTAATAAAGTTTGCCTCCATAGACGTATTTAAAGCCTTTTAGGAATACACCATCTTCATACGATACTTCCTCAACTTTGTTCATAAGGAAGATTTTTACTAGGCCACTAGGCAAACACATACGTTTTGAATACTCGTAAGATGTGTTTGATTTGGCTTTCGCACCGCATACAGGGCATCCGTTTTTCTTTGTGGAACTTTTCATTCCAATATATTTAATTCTCATACTACTGCACCAACCCATGTGTCTTTTGAATTACATACTGACAAGATACCTAATTGCTCTGAATACGCTTTTGTAATATGTTCACGAACATACATACTAATTGAAATCTGAGCATCAGAATTTTCTTCTGAAATAAGAACATCGCTACCATCTGTTTCTTCACACGTGCTACAACCACATTCGCATCTATTCATTGCGATAACAAATTGTAGGAAGTCGCAGAATACAGGCAATAGACATTCTGGTATCGTTTCATATCCAGCTACATAACTGACAACGATCTTAGATAATTCATCACATCCACAATTGCACACATCTTTGTAGTCGATATTAGATAAATCAACGTACACGATACTGTCGTATGGGTTATAAGAAAAATCTTTATCAACTTCTAATTTGTGAGTAGTAAATGTAATTCTATTTCTAGTGATAACAGATACTTCAATCGTTGTTGGGTCAATCATTGGATAGAATAGCGGTATGCGTACAATTCCTGAATCGCAACCACATTTCTTAAATTCACCAACATCAAAGACTTCCTCTCTTTGAGATGAGAGGAAAGTCTCACAAGGATGGTTTTTCCAACACGTGATGGTACTAATTAAATCAATTAGTTCTCCAACATTCTTTTCAAGCTTATCTGCTTCTAAATCGCTTTCCTTTATGCACGAACAATAGTTTTTCAATTGTTCGATAATTTTTTCGTACATTATTCACCAATGTTGATTGGTACGATAGTTGTTGGTTTTAATACAAGGTCTAATCCGTTTAATGTATCTCCTAATGTAGCTGCTGACATTGGAATACCTTGGATAACCATTAATCTGTTTGCGTCTGTTCCAAATGCACATCCAAAGTTGTAGTAGTAATCACATTGAGTACCACATCCTTCAGATGGAGTATCTGTAGCACCGAATGTATGACGTTGGAATTTTTCAGATGGTTGGAAAGTAGTTCCCATTACCAAACCTACTGTATTTCCTTCTAATACCCATACATCACCTGTACCTTTTGTAATGTCACATGGAACTAATTTATCTGCGATAAATCCATGTCCTTTAAATGCGACTTCTCCAGTTTCTTTGTTACGAGTCCATCCATCAGGATATTCTCCGTTGAATTTACCTGGAACGATAACAGATTTAATACCTTCAAGTACTAATGGGTGACAAGCGAATTTATAATCGCCATCTCCTAACGCTGCTAAACGTAATGCAACTGAATCAAACGCAGATAATACGTTTGTACCTACGATTTTGATAACTGCTTTATCTTCCATTACTTCCAATAATCCATGGAATGGTTTCAATGTAGCAGTACCTGTAGCCATTGTTCCTAAGATTACGTTAATAGCAGTGAAGTATGCCATTGAAATTAAATCCATACGTTTCTGAGCTTCTTTAATAGTTTCTCCTTCACGTTGGAAATAGCAAACCATGTCATTAGCTTTGATTTTACGTGTTTCATTTACTAAGCTATCCATAATAGGCTCGCAACTCTTTAAACACAATAATGCTAATGGTGCATTGCTACCGCATTTAGCTAAATCTAATGGAACCCAGCAACATTCACCTTGTGTTGATTTAGGTTCTGTTGTTCCGTATGTGAATGGCAACTGAATATAGAATTTGCCATTTTCTTTTTTTGTTACGCTCCATGCTCCTCGGTTCATAGCACCTTGCATCTTACGTGAAGCTGGTGTGTTCATTAACCAAGAAACTAATGGGAACACGTTTTGGAATGGATTGGCTGGTGAGTTATCTGAATAATCAGTACCGATACCAACTGTTCCTGCATTTGATTTAGAAGCATTTGCTGCTAAATTCTGTCTTGCTTTCTCATAATCAATATAAGCTCTTGAGAATGATGTTAAATCCTCGATATTAGAACTTAGACGTTCTACCATTCCTGGTGTAACTGCCATTTTTTCTAATAATGTGTTATCAGGATTTGTAAATAATAAATCTAACATGGTTTACCTCCTATCCCCACATATCTCCGCTAACTTTAGAAGTAGAAGCTAATTTTTCTTCTTTCTTTTCTTTATCGTTAGCTTGTCCTGAGATCAAACTAGACAATCTGTCTAATGTGCTTTCTGCTTTCTTTTCAAATTCTGTTTTTTCTTTCTTAGAACTTTTTAATTTTTCTTTTAATTCTGCATTTTCTGTTTCTAATGTTTCAACTTTTGCACTTAAAGTTTCAAAAGCATCCATGAATTTGTTGATTTTTTCCATGTCGTCCTTAGACATTTCAACAGTTTCTAATGTTTCTTCGCTTTTTTTAGCTTCTTCTTCGTTTTCTGCTTCATCTGTCTTGCTTTCAGGTGCTTTTTCTTCTTTAGAAGGTTCTTTTTCTTCTTTTTCTTCCTCTTTGTTTTCTAAAGCTTCATTCTTCTTTTCTTCTTTATTTTCAGAACTCAACTTTAAAATCTTTTCCCATAGGTTCATTTCTGAGTCTCCTTTACTGTTTAAATTTTCGCCTGTACTGTTTACATTGGCTGGATTTGCAACAACTGAGAAACCAGCAATCTCGATTTCGTTGTAGAAAGGTGCATTAAACTTAAATGACGATTCAAAATCGAGTGTTCCTCTCAGTTCTGCACTAATACTCAATGGTATTTCTTGTTTCAATAAATCTTGCACTATGTGCAATTCCCTATTTAGTTTGACGTTTACATCAAGACCTTTTCTTCCATCCCCAATATCGACAACTGTTAAATCATCTTTAGTCCATGTACCTAAGTTTAAAGGGAGTGATGTAATGTCAATGTGAGCTAAGTTGATATATCCTACATAATCAGAACTCAAGCTATCGTAGAACGCTTGTACTGCCCCTTTTTTGATGTATAGACGAATATCATCTCCACCCTCATATGTTATTGCCCCCTCGTCAATAAGACGTGTAGGTTTGTTTTCTACGTACCCTGAGGATAGGTTCACACTGACATAATGGTTTTCTTTATCTACGCTCGATAAAGTGATTGCGTTGTCGTAAAATGCTTTTCCTTTTTTTCTACGATCAAGGCTATCTTTAATGCTTGCTACATATGTTGGAACTCTTTTCTTTTGTGGCATTATTTCTTAGTCTCCGTTTCTACTACGATTACGGGCTTATAGAATAATTTCTGAATCCTTCCACCACATGAATTACATTTCTTGACTTCGTATGGAATCTTTGCTCCTTTTAATATTTCTTCCATTGTGGAATCATATCTTTTTTGAATAGTTTTGTTTCTAAGTGCTTCTAACAAAACTTTATCTTCGGGAATCTTGTATTTCTTCTTAGGCTCAAGAACTACATATCCGTATAGCAAAGTACCGCTATCTAATTTTGAATAAACGTCAATTTGCGTTTTTTCTTCGATAACATCAAGAAGTTTCAAATACTGTTTTGCGTTCTTTGCTGCTTCTTCCAATGCGAACTCATGTCTACCATTTTGCTTTAAGAAAGTATTTCTTTCTTCTAGGGAATCGAACCAAGTAACACCGTTAATAGTTTGTACGTTGTTTTGCATGGTCTCTCCTTCTAAGCATCATGGCATTGATCGTCTGTATACTTTGTTTCTGTTTGTTCTGAGCGTTCTACTTTTGCTACATTGCAGAATAAGAATGAAGTATAAGTTGTTACTGTTTTTGGAGGTTCTTCCTCTGTTTTTGTAATAACTGGCCATTCAAATCCAATAGCTCCGTCTTGGTCATTCAATTTGTTGTGCCAAGCAGTGTTAAAAGCAGTCGCATCTTTTCCTTCTAAAGTGATTGGGCTTCCGTACCCTTCTTTAAAAGTGATTTTTACAGTGAAACTACGTTTAATTGACATTTATGTATCTCCTTTCGTTGCTTTGCATATAAAAAGGCAATACCTCGAAATATGCAAAAATATATATAGACAGTGAAAACTGTTTATACATTTTGTTTATTTCCAAATATTGCCTTGTTTTTCTACTTTTTACTTCTAATTAAAACTCTAATGTATCTTCTACTTGTTTTGTTGGGTTATTACCAATCAATTTAAGAATCTTGACCATTGATTCTTTGTTCAATTTGCCTTTGAACTCGTTGATAAAGTCTGCATCTGAAATATTTCTTTGACCAATTAAGAATAAATCAGCATTTCCTTTTGAATCTTTCTTAGCTCCAATCTGATATACATGAATTGTTGTTGTATATACACGTCCACTTGCCTGTTCTTTACAAGCTCTGTAGTCTGTTACGACTTCGTAATATACATCTTTAACAGTTTCTTCCTTCTTTGTTTTTTCATTGAGACTAGTTTTTACGATTTCTACTTTTCTATATCTGTTCTCAAAGAAAGAAGTTGGAACTGCGATTGCATTGGCTTTTGTTTCCAAATACCCTAATCCATCAGGTCGCATAGGTCTTTCACCAAATTCAACCTCTTTACCTTGGATTTTCTCTTTTACCAATCCAATTTTGTTGATTCTCTGTGCATCTTCAAATGAATATAACGGAGTTCCATTCAAACTTCCTAGGGGTGTTACCTCATTTTCAGATAAGATACTTTTTAAAATATCCATTTCCATTTTATTTTCTCCTCTCGCTATAGCGTTTTCTCGATAGAATCCATCATTCTAGTAACTGATTCCATCATGTAATTCTTTGTGTTCTTGTCTAACGCTTCTGCTCCGTTGACAATAGCACCTACGATTTGAGTAACTGACAAGGCTAATTTATATGTCTTTGCAGACTTGTCTTGTTGTTCTTTCAATTCGTATTTATCAAAATAAACCTTTGGTACACCTAATTTCTCACTTAACATAGGAGAAATCTGAGTGGCGAACCTTTCTCGCATTGGTACGATTGTATTTGTCATGGCATTATCTATGATTCTTTCCATAGATACGTTTCCTGATACATCCCCTAAACCAATCAATTCAGGAGTAAGACCGAAACACTGACAAATAATAGAACCTTCCTTCATTTGAAGGTATTCTAAGAACTCCGTACCTTTTGTAACACGAGGCAAGTGATCCATTTTTTCAAAAATAGAACTTGCAAGGATTACATTGTCTGATTTTGAATTTCTGATTTCCTGACCTAGACGTTTAGCTTCAATTCTTGCTTTGTCGGCTCTGTCTGCTTTAGAACTTGATGATTCGTCTAAAACTTGGGAAGCCGATAAATCAATCGTATCTCCCTTGGCAAATCCGTCTTTCAACCAAAAAATCAAACGTCCTGGGCCATCATACTGAATATCGTAGTTCAAACGCTCGTAAACCGCACCTAATAGCTTTAGACGTTGTTTGTCACGCAATAAACAAGATAACCCGTTCTCATGGTCTGTTCCGTTTCTTAAATTGCAGAAATTATCAGGAATTTCTACAATGATTGTTCCATCTTTGGACATTAATTTGCCTGTTTGAAGGAATAACGCTTCGTCAAAGTCGATTTCCTTTGTTCCTAATGAGATAGGTTCTTTATCGTCTGCCGACATAGCATAACAGATAGGAACTCTAAAGCCTTTATATTCATCATCTTCACGCATGATAGAAACATAATTACGATAATTCTCTGTAACAATTCCTTTATCTTCGTCTAGCCAACGAATACCGCATTTTCCGTACAATAAGGACTGCATAATAGCATTTTGAAGTACAGAATAGTTTGTTATACCTTGTACATTGTGTCTGTAAAGGAATGGCATAAGAACATTCTTATCTAAATTCTCATCACCCGTTGTGATGCCGTTTGAGAATATAAAGTCAATAACCTTGCCGATAACATATGGTAGTGTTGGTAGATTGTCTATCATCCAATCAATCTCATCAAACTGATTATTAAAGTTTGTCTTTATAAATCCGTTGATGCAGTCTGAATTGCAGTTCAACATAGCTTCCATTACCTTTTCGGCTTCGGTTTCTGCATTAGAACTGTGAATATTGTGCGAAATGTTAGGTGACACATAGGTATTGGATGCTAGTTTAACTCTATCCTTTTGTCTTTTCTTTGTTCTTCGACTCAAATTAGCACCTCCTAATCGTTCTATGCATACGCAAGTATTTCACTGCTTAGATTATACATTAAACAACTGCGGACAGAAAGTACTGAGGAATCTAGGGCATCAGGAGAGTGTCCTAAGCGTTGTTTTATCTCTTCTTTAGGAATAATGGCTATCTTCTTATTATTCTTCGATACAGTCCTTGTAGCAAGCAATTCAGGCTTTAATCTTTTTGCGACTTCCGTTGTGAAAGTCAATTTCTTACTGTCCATTAGCTGCTGAAAGTCTAAATACATTTCCGCTCTTAAATTAAATGCATAAACCGCACTGTAATGTCTTGCCTTGATACGTGTTTTTGTTGGCCCTCCTTGGAAATTGACACCCTCAAGGATAAATCCTAGCTTATCTGAGTATTTTGACAACCCTTCGGTCAACCAAGTACCGAAACCAACGTCAACACAAACATATTTGATGTTTAATGTCTCGATAATCTTAACAATCTTGGTAATAATCTTCTCAGATGTAACTCCTTGAACCCAAACACCCTCTTTTAGATTGTAAATTGTCTCGATTTTACAGTTCCCGTATCTATTTTGGGAGCATAAAGCAACATCTATACCATCTTTTCCTGTATAAGCCGAGTCAATACCTAAGAAAAAACGCTTTTTATAGGAACTATCGACTTTATCATCGTCTAAAGTCATGGTTTTGAACATACTTTCGTCTGAAAATTCCTCTAATTCGCATACTAAATAACGTTGGCAAGTACTTCTATTCTTGTAAAAATGAGAATTTAGTATCTGAGATGCACTTTTCATACGATCTTCTTCGTATGCAGTACGTACATCCATCCAAACAACTAATGTACCTTCGGGGTATTTGTCATTTGTCATGCAATCGTAAAATTCGCCACGTTTGTGAGGGTTGGAAATAGCAATTTCAAGTTCTTTTGACCCGTCAACACTTGAAAATTCCCTTCGTCCTATCTCGGCATACGCATCTTCACTGACTTGGGCAGCTTCGTCAATAATATAATCTCCACCCTTACCGATAGCGTTGTTGTTTTTCTTCGGGTCTACACTGTTTCCACCTAATGTAACGATTTCTACACATCCTCCGCCTTTAAAGGAAATTTTAGTTTTGGAAGTAGAAGTCTGCAATTTCTCAATCTTGTTTCCTGAATCTAATACAGAACTCTGAATAGACTCGTCTGCATTTTGTAAATGTCCGATAACTTTGGACATAATGATAGTAGCAGTTTCTCCAGTTGCGGCCGCAATTCGTACTTGATGTCCTTTATACGCACGATAAATAGCAATCATGCCTAAAGTCCAACTTTTGCCATACTGAGAAGTAGTAATTGCATAGATTGTATCGTACCCTTCGACAACCGCACCGAACAACATAGCTTGTGTGAAGTGAAGATTGACTTGAAAATATGTCAAAGCCTCTCTTGCACCGATAACCGCAAGTCTAAAAGCTTCTTGTCTAGAAATATTTAGTCGTTTGTAATGTTCGGGTATATATCCTCTCGTCCAATTCTTTAATTTATACTTCGGGGTAGCTCCCTTCAACAACCTAACAACTTCTTCTTGGCTCTTATTAATAGCTTTAGCTTCCTTTAAGTCCTCTACATCCTTAAAATACTGTTCCGTAACACTAAGAGTCTGCTTCTTCACTGTTATCGTCCTCCTCGTGTTCTATTACCTCGGCATCTAAAAACTCACTTCCCATGTTGATTCCTAATATATCGTTGATTCTTTCCTCTGCAATCGCTCTTTTCTGTTCAACAGTAATATTATTTACACTTCCAACATTTAAAATATTGCTCTTTCCAATGCCATCCATTCTATTTAGCTCTTTTAAACATCCTAATCTGTCTTTCATGTCCTTTTCTTCGTCTTGAATGTTATCACTAAGCCATTGTCTACGTTGCTCTACTGTCATAACACTCCTTTGGTCTCTCTTTTTTACCCTTTCATGTATGACATTCCTAAATAAAGGACTGTTTAATATCTTATATCCCTTGTTATAAGCACTCTTATCGCTTAAATCAGGACGAATCTTTTGCATGGACTTCGTAATATTCCCACTCTTTGAATACTCGTCAAAGAACCTCTTAGCTTCATCCTCACGCTTTAATTCTGAAACACTCTTTGCCCTTGGCATACTCTCATCCTCTCTTTCTCTACCTCACTACATTATAAATGATTTCTATGTGGACGTTTTTACCCCTCGTTTACCCATCACTTACTACTCGCTTACCCCTCACTTACTACTCGCTTACCCCTCGCAAAAATACATGAACTCATTTTTTTCAAAACTCGAATTTTCGTTTTCCAAAAATTTTTATCTAAAAAAGGGGGTGGTTTTATAATTGATATTAGTTTTTTATTTGATTAGCACTCTGTTGTGTATAGTGCTATGTGTAAAAAATGTGGTTTGGTCGAGAGGGAAGCCATGGGGTGTGTATGGTCGCTTTTTCCTGTTGCGTTTTTCAAACTTAAGCAGCAACCCCAACAATATACAATGTATGAATTTCATATACATTTCACGATCATGAAAAGAGTTATAAAAGAGTTATAATTATTTATGCAAGAAGAAAAAGACGATAAAAAAGCTAGTTAAACATTTAAAGTTTTAACTAGCATAAAAGATATATAATAATAAATAACACAATAAATAATAAGATAATCCATATAAAGTATTTATAAAAGAATGCAAGTAACAATATAAATACAAGTATAGTTGACAATTGATCAATCATTTAATAGCAGCATTTCAAATTCATTTAATTTATTAATATAATAATTCATTCTCTTTTTTTCTCTTTTAGTTTTAAAACTATCATTATTATATAATTCAATCCAATTATTTAAGCCTTTTTTATAATATCTTAAAAGCTGCTCAAACATAAATTTTTTAGAATATGAATTAAAAGTTTGATGATCATTTTCAATAAATTGAAATGTAATACAATTACCATAAGGGTATATAATATATGTATATATATAGCCATTATTAAATGCGCCTTTTTCGTTCGTTCGTATAGTTTGACAACTCAAGCCAGCTATACAACTACATAGTTTTTTAATATCTTTCATATATATTTTAGCCATTCTTTACGCCTCCAACGTTTTTTCTTTTCATGTATTTCATGCACGCATTACATACATTTTTTTCATTCAATATACCGCATTCACATAGATATTTATTTATAATAGTATAGGTTTTTAAACCTTTTTTATTTTCAATTAATAACATTTCTTCCATCCTTTCAATTAATTATATATTAATGGCAATATAATATTTAGTAGGCCTAGAAAAAAGCCTATAATTAATAAATCAAAACACATATAGAAATAGAACTTTAATAATGCAAGTATGAGTACCTTGCACGTGCTCATCTTGTCTAATTGTTTTCTATTTACCATTTTTTATACTTCCATGTTTTGGCATATATGTTTGCCTTTATATATAATTTTTATGTTTCCAACTGCTAAATTATTGTATTCGCTGCATATTTTTTCGAGTTCTTGCTGCTTTTCGTATGCTTTTTTATAAAGTCTTTTAAGTTCTTTTGTTCTTTTTGGAATATTGTCGATATATTCTTTACTAGCATAATAAAGTTCAAGATCATTGAATTCTAGAACTTGTATTTTATTTTCATCTAGTAACTTTTTTTGTTTTCCATCCATGAATTTTGATCCGCATTCAATATTATAATTATTGTTGCTAAACTCTAAAGGAATAATATGGTATTCTTGCGAACTGTATCTCGTACTTATATAAAAGCTGCAATTTGTTTTTTCTTTTATTTCATTCTTGATGTTTTCTTCTGTTTTTGGGCCGTAAGGCTTGTTTTTATACTTTGCAAGTACTTCTAAAACTATAGGCATTTTCTCGTTATAAAGTGCTATTTTTGCGTTGCTATTCAATATTTTAATAGTGATTTGTAAGTCTTTCTTTTTTTCTTCCAGTCTTACAAGGTCATTTTCTACGGTTTTCCTTTTTTCGTGTCTTTCTTTTAAATTCGCAATATTTAAGTATGTGTTTTGTAGTTCTTCTGTTTTTTTATCAACTTCTTTTATTTTTTGATATGTTTTGTTTACATCTTTTATAATATCATTAAATTTTTTCATGTTATGCACCCCCTAAATTACCCGCAAATTTTCATTGTGACAAGATCAACACTAAAACCGTTGTGATGATCATCACGTGAATTTTTTTCTATAATATCTAGCACTTTGTTACTGTTATTCCATGTTTCTGTTTTTTTAATAATATAAGGGTTTCTCATGATATCTTTTTCACGAAAACCGCCGCATTTTTTAACGATATTTTTTACAATATTGTCATACATTTTAAGTTCTTTATTTTTTTCCATTTTCTTTTTTGCCCCAAACTGTTATAATAAGGACGTATATATATTTATTGGGGCTTAACCTCCATATACTATAATTTATATATACGTTTTTGAATGGATGATCGTATCAGCTGATACGATCATCTTTTTTTATGTCTTATTTTTGGATGTCACCCCTTTTCTTTACACTGTTATTATACCACGATATCATTATAATTACCACCCTTTTTTTACTTTTTGTTCACGAATCGTGAATATAATAGCGGATATTTTCGTACTACTCCGTGTTTTTGTCTACGAATCGTGAACATTTTACAAAATACAAAATATACAAAATACAAAATTTTTCGCCGATTACAAAATACAAAATACAAAATTTATTTTATTTCTTGACAAAATTTTCTTTTTGGAACACTTAAATTATGCTTTATTTAAAGCTTTTGCGTTTATTTTTGTGAACAAATGATTAATTCAGCAAATAAAACAATAAAAAAACCCATCAATCCTTATTAGAACTTGATAGGTAGTTAATACTAGTAATAATAGTGTATATATCTTCTTCTTATAGGGTTTGGAGGGCTCTGTGGAGGACATAGCTCCTCTTTTCTTCTTTCCCCCGAAGTCAAAACCCCTCTTTATCTCCCCCGAACCTCTTTCCTATTATATATACGCCGAGGGACTTAGATATATCATCTTTTTCCAAGATCAATCGTTTTAAAATATGCAGAATCAATTATAATATAGGCTCTGTGTGCTCAATACAGAACCTTTTAAACCATACAATCGACAAGATATAGAATTAATAAAGAATTTCTAAAGGAGTATGAAATGAAATATCTGCCTATTCATTTCATGTAGTCGATATGACTCAACTTGATGACAATTTATGAACCAACCTAAACAATCGTGTGTAAACATTATGGAACTTATCGTGTTTATTACGCATATTTGACTGTATGGACGTTTCTATATCTCTGAATTTACTTGTTTTTGTTCTTTTCCCCCAACCTCTGTTGCGTTCCTAGGCACGTTTCACGCAAATCCTGTTGTACCTAGGTGGGCTATTGCAATTCGGTCGGCTATTGCGAATGGGGTGGCATTTTCATTGCACTTATAGGGCGTAATTTTCTATTGCACCATCCCCCGTCAATTAATATTGCACTTACACCCTTATAATATCCTCAGATTTCTCAAAAAGATTTATCTGAGGTACTCAATTCTGAGTAAGTAGAAGTAAAAAATGTCTCGTCAAGGAGTGGCAATATTTGGTCTTTTTTGGGTACTCCTTAACTACATATATTATACCATTTTTCAATGCAGACGTGTTAAAAAAAAGCCGATAAAAAAAGGCTATTTTTCATTAGCCTCTTTCTTTTCTCTTTCTAAATCTTGCAAGATCAATTGTCTTACATAATTGTTCTTACTGTCTAAAGAATCAAGTTTTTCTATGATTGCTGCATCATAAGTTTTATGAAACTTTAGAAGAATTTGCCTTATATTTGCTTTTTCATACTTCTTAGTTGCTCTTAAGTGTGCTGCACTTGCTTTTCCCATACATCATACATCCTACGATCTTAAATCTTCGTGTAATTTCTTTTCTAAGGCATCTGCAATAGCTACATCATCTTTTGATGGCTCAGGAATTGTATATTCACCATCACATAGCATCCTGCATACCCTTCTTTCCCCATAGAATCCACCATCTGTACACTGTACGTATGAAAGCTTCATTCTTCCTCCACTACAAATGAAATAAGATGATTCGTCATGAGGATATACGTATCCAATATATCCTTCAAATGCTCTAATAGTTTCTTCTAAGCTTTTATTCGATTCATATTGCATGAATCTTTCATTCCATTTCAACATTTTCTATTCCTCCTACTTTCTATCGCTTAATAACAGTTCTTTTCTTCCCATTCTGCGATTTCGTCTGCATCATCAATAATTTCGCCATCTTCGCAAACTAGCATTGTTTCTCTTGACCCATAATCGACAATCTGATAATTGTCAGGCAATTCATCTGCCCATAAGTCAACACCAAATAATTCAACATTGAAATCGTCTTTATATAATACGTTTGCTACTGCTTCTACGATTCCTGAATTTGTAAAACTGTGATACCCAATATGTACTTGCTTCATGTTATGTCCTCCTAAGCACCTAAGCACTTTTCTTTACACCCATATATTAGCATATAATGATATCTTTGTAATTAATTAATTTAATGAATTTCTAATTCTTTTGCATAATAAAAAAGGCTATAAACATATTTATCGTTTTAAACGTGTTTTTAGCCTTTTCTTTATTTACCCTAACAAATACTCATCTCAATCTGTTTTGCTTGTTAGAATCACTTCTAGATGTGTTTAAATTGATTTTAAGAAGTTTTCCTTCTTTTTCTTCGCAAATTGTAGTCTTTATCAATCAAAATTTGAAATATTATTGTTCTATCAACTAGATATTCAATTCCATCACTATTGAAACCAACGATCTTACACCACCAGCGATTGAAAGTATAAGGTTTAGTCAATACAATTTGCACTAATTCAGTTTCATCAAATAGCGTTGCCATTGCTACATCACCTGCTCTTAGACCAATATTGCCATGGTAATTAAACCATCCTCCGCAGGTTTCTTTGAAATGCTCGTATTCCGTATCTCTTTTAGGCATTATACAATCCTTAAATAATTCCTATTTGAGTTAATAATGCACATTTTACTTCTTTTGCTTCTTGCCAATCTAATTGCTTGATATGCCACTTAACATTTTCTCTATTGATCGTTAAGATTTGTTCCGCTTTTGCCATTCCGTACTCATGTCCTGTATCAATCATTACATGGCATGGCAAATCTGTTCTTTTTAAATTGCTAGTAATTGGAATTACATTTACTGTTTTACTCCCTTTATTCTGAATATCGTTTGAAATAACGATACAAGGTCTCCTTTTATAAAGAATCGTATTACTATATTTTGGCAAGTCACACCAATAAATGTTATTGTTTAGAATTTCCATAATGATAACCTCCTATCCTTCCTAATTTATCCTCTAAATTTCTGTTATGCTGCTTCAACCCGTATATTTTTCTATCTCTCTCGATTAAAGCCTGTTTAATTAATACCATATCGTCATATGCTTCATATAATCCGTTGTCTTTCAGGGCTTTTTCTACATTTTTAAAACTTGTCTCTACCTGATTCATTGCTATCTTCTTCATTCCAATCCATCCCGTACACGTCATCTACTGCATCATCTTCGTTATCTTCGATTGGAACACGTACAACTTTTGTTCCGATTCTATGAGTGAATAAAATACACACTGCCCAAATTGGGTGTACATGAATTACCATGTACGCAGTAAATACCATTACCGCTATATTGTGGATTGCCATACTTAAATACATCATTTTGTAGTTTTCTCCTTTATGTATGTTGCTCTTAAGCTTTCGACTTCTACATCTTGTTTTGCCCATGCTGCATCCCAAATTTCATTTAATAATGAATCTACGATATTACATGAATTACAGTTATTAACATCAGGAACACTGATTTTCAATTTGATTAATAATGTTTTCTGCATCTTTTGTATTTTGCTTTACATATTCACTAAACGTTTGATAATATACCATTTTTTCTCCTTACAACTTTTTTCCTGTATTTTTTTCAAATTCTACATAGCTGCCACAATAGGAACAATGTGCATATACACTTTCATCATAAATACTACAAACAACAGTAGCAATTTGCCCACATATATGGCATATGAAAGATACAATTCTTCCTCGATAAAGTTTAGGGAGTCTTTTTTTAATGAAATTTGAAAAAGGGGGATTGTCTATCGCTTTATATTTCATCTTTTGATGTTTTTGTCTCATATTTATACTCCGTTTTTTATTGATTGTATCCAAAAGGTGTATGTCCACACTTTAATGTTATTCCATCATTTTCAAAATCTTTTCTTCCATTACTAATCACCGTCATTATCCAGTTATTTCTTGCTAACAAATTAATTTATAAGCGCGTATGGAGGGTTCGTACTTGTAATAAGATTTATGATATCATTTTTTCTAATTCAATTAGCATTATTTTCCCTCCATAAATTTCAGTTTAGTTGGTTTGCTTTTTTGCTAAATCGTTTAAAAATCCTTTGCCTATTTTGAAGTTTTCAATTCCGTCGATCGTTACGCTTTCAATAGCAAATGTTCTGGCTCCTGCTTCTTCCATAAGAGCACAAATAAGGCTTTTTACATCATTTGGGCTATCACAATCTGTATTTATATCAATATTTATTTGCATTTTTTTAATTGCCATATTCATTCCTCCGCTAAATCCTAATTTACCAAAAACCGCTGGTAGTTGAGTCGATTACGTTTCTTAGCCTCTTCTTCTGTCATCACAAACACACACCAGCTGGCACTTACAAGGTACTTTCCGGGTTTATTTTCGTGCAGCCACAGTCTGGCTTTCTCCATGAATCGGCCTTGCATAATTCCAATATCGTTGTGGGAAAACTCATCCTCATATGTAGATTCATCGATATAGCGACAAAATGTTTCTCCCCGTGCCATATCTTCGATAAAGGCGTTGTATTCATCCTCAATGACCTCAAACATTTCTTCTGCGCTCATCATAACCAATTCAACTCATCACATTGCTTATTAATTGCTTTTAATTCAGCAATAGTAATATCTTTTGGATTTCCAAACCAAGATACATATACTGTCTTTATTTCTAAATCAAATTCAATTAACCATTCAATTACATTTCCGTTATGTCTTTCAAATTCAATACATCCATCTTTGATACGCTTTTTATAATCAAGATCATTAAACATCTGCTCAGCAGTTTTTTCTTTGTGTTCCTCATCAATTCTTTGGAATGGTGCCCAAGCAACAATAGATTCGCAAGAAACGAACGCTTCATCATCTTCATCTCTTTCTGAATCATAGAAAGATATAAATTCACCGAATGATTTATGTTCCTGACTATAATAGCAAACCCCATATTCACCTAAAAAGCATCCATCTTTAAACTTTACTAAATACAAATCACTAAACAGTGGTTTTGATTCGCTATACATTTTCCATGTGGTCATTTTCTTACCTCCCAATCCAATGCTTGCCCACAATTTGGGCAAAATTTCATGTTTGGATGCGCATTATTAATATCACTCATCTGTCTATTACATGCTGGGCATCTTCGTGTATGCTTTGTAGCTACCAACTTCTTTGGAGTTGCTCTTTCAACCAATTCTTGTAAATTCAAAAAGCTAATTGCTTCTGTATCACACATTTCTCTGCCATCTAATTCTTTCAACATAGATACGAAACATGGTTGTACAATTTCCAAAGCCATTTTGTATTTGTTTTCTGTATTATTCATCTTCTTCTCCTTTTAACAACTGCCCACAAAATGGACAAGGTCTTAATTTTTCAGTAATTTTCTATAATCTCCCCATCTTCAAAGTGATATTTCTCTAAAATATCTTCAAATTTTAGCTTAAATGGACGGTCTGTTAAGACAATGTAATTCTCGTGTAACTCCTGCTCATCAAACAATCCAATAATTTGTCCAAAACAATCATCAAACATATACCAGTCCGTAAGAGGCAGCATTGCAAACTGTTCCCCTTCCTGTATACCTCTTTCTTCCATAAAATCTTTCAGTTTTTTAATTTCTAACATTTTATTACTCATTCCTCTCACTTTTATAACTGCCTGTTAACAACAATAACAATAAGAACCAATAACTATAATTTGCACACATATAACAAGTTATTCCAATTATCGCTAAGTTGTATAACATACAAACTATTTCTCCCATTTGCTTTACACCTCATCAACCTCAGTGTCGGTAGGCATTTGAAATACCATTGTAGTTTCGTGTTCAAACAGTTCCACATTATATTGAATTTGGTCTAAAACTTTTAAAGCTTTTTCTTCGGTTGAATATTCACCAATGAATGAACAACCTGCCCATATTTGCTTGTCATGATAAATGGTTGCATCATGAATTTCTGTTAATTTTTTTCTATCCTGACTCCGAATCCACATATCCTAGTACCCGTTTGCCAATCTTTCTTTATTGATCTCATTCTTGCGAATATACTCGTTGTAGATTTCTCCAAACGAATATCCTAGATGCAATCCTAATGCGATTACATAAGCTAATACGTTATCATCTCTTGTTAAACTGATTACACAACTAAATGCATATGCTTGTCCAAATCCTAAATCTGTTTTTAGCTTGTTGTAATTCCACTTAACGTCCTCATCCATATAACATCCTGAACCAAATTTAATTTCATACATCAATGCGAAATGAACAACATCAATATATTCTTCAAACACTTTAGATTCGTCCTTAGGTTCTTGAGTGAACTTCCACCAACACCAATCTGATTTTTGAGCGTGCATCAGTTCTCCTAATTCATCAAATAACGCACTTTCTAATTGAGCTTTAGAAACATAGTCAACATTATGTTTCTTAAATACTTCCGTATCATATGCTTTCTGCCTTTCAAGCATATCTTTAATCATTTCTGTACTTGTCATTTGTTTCTCCTTTTATAATTCAACATTTTCAATCAATGCTCTTTTTTCAAGAACAGATAAATACAATCCCATGTATTTTTGTTGCTCTCTTAATAGTTCAAGTGGGCAATCATGTTTTGTTACTTCTTTGCCTAGCATTTCTTCAACTTCAATTTTGTTGCAGAAATTCTTCAATTTCTCATATCTGATTTTTACTTGACGATATTCTGCTACAAATCTTTCTTTGTAATCTTCAGAGTTCATTAACTCTACTGTTTCTTTTAATTCCATGTTGTTTTTCTCCTTTTTTTCTTTGATTTTTCTAATCTCAATTGATGCTGGATAAACTTGCAAAGCTTTTTGCTTAATTTCAAAAGATTTTTGATTTCTAATCTTATTCCAAACTTCTTTTTCTGAATCAGCTTCTACGATTTCTGATAATCGAGCGAATATATTCGATTTAAACAAATATTTTGCCATGTTTTTACTCCTATTTAAAACAACGTTTCTTGTTCATATTTTTTATTGCTATATGTGAAAATATTCTTGTTAATAGCCTTTTCTTTACTATTCATTTCATCCGCATCAAATTGAAACATGGGAGAAAATGGACTTGATTTCCTATAAAATCTTTTATCATAAAAATCTTGTACACTAACACATCCCTCTTGCCTATTTGATGTAAATAATTGGTTGCATTTGCAATCTCTGACACAACAATCAAATATTTCTTCATCAAGTTGCTCTTTAGCATATTCATTACCATATTTCTTTATCATGGCAGTGTTATTAAAAGTTGTACTTTTATTTACTAACCTATCCCCACAACAACACTTATTCGTTCCGATGTAGTGCAAGTCATTATCTGCGATAGAAAATGGTATGCCATGATCTTGAAAATATTCTATGAATGGTTTATACATTTCTAATCTGATTGAAGGTTTCAAATTAAGAAGTCCCATTTGTGTGAAGTCTTTTTTTTCTAAATTCAACTCGTTTAGAATGAATTTTTTACACTGCTCGTTTTGTGGAACTATTTTAATTCCCTCCAACGTAAAGTTATCTGCATCTTTAAACATTTCTACAATTTTCAAGTTTGATATACCAGGGATAAATGGTTGTATTCTAATACCGACTTTAAACCCTCTGTTTTTCAATCCTCTGTAAAATTTGTACCTGTTCTCAATGCTTGGAACATTTGGCTCAATGTTGGTGTGGTTTTCAACGTTAGTAACACTTAATTGAAATGTATGCAAATCTGGTCTTATATCACAATCATAAGTAGTGTCGCTTTTTGTTGAAAATAATGCGTGTATTCCATATTTATTTGTTACATCAAGCAATTGTTTTGTGATTTTAAGATTTTTCTCACATGGTTGAAATGGGTCGCTCATCCCCCCCCAATGCCATGTAATTCCATTGCTTATTAATGTTTCTAAAAAATTTGTATCATCAACGTTCTTATCATCAAAAACTTTTTTGAGCTTGTTTTTAACTTGAGTAACATTTGCAATCTGTATTTCTTTTCCATATTGCATTATCTTTCTGTTTTCTGCGAAACAATATTTGCACCCAAATGAGCAAGTTTTATAAGAATCAATTCTTATCGGTAATCCACAAATTGCAAATTTACTACTTACATTAAGCCCATTAAATTTTTTGATGTCATTCATCTATCGTCACCACCATTAACATATTCTCCAATGTAAATTTCTCCCTTGATAACATACACATTCTTGTAGTTCTGCTTTGTTACCCCAAGAAAATCCTTTCCAGGCTTTTTAAAAGCTAGTTTTCCATCTTTTGTACAGTACTTGTATTTGTTAGAACTATCGTCATCACATTTTTGAACACTGTACATAAGTTCATCATCATATCTTTTCGCAATCATCTAGAATGGCATCCCTTCGTCATTATCATAATGTTCAGGATATGATTGATAATTTACTTGATTTGTAAATGGCACTGTTTGTGGCTGCTGCATTTGTTGTTGCGTTTGTTGATAAGCTTGTGTTTGTGGCATTGTCGCATTGTTTAAAGCCAATTCTACGTCCATTACGTACACGCTAGTCTTATATACCTTCTGATTCTCTTTGTTCGTGTATGAGCTTTTCTGAAGCTTTCCATCAACTGCAATGTGTTGTCCTCTAAATCCATATTGATTAATATGTTCTGCATTATCTCCCCAAGCGGTGCAGTCAAAGAAAGATTTAAACTCTTGTCCATTCTTTCCCTTTTCCTTAACCTCGATAGAAAAATTACATAGGCTTTGCCCTGCTGCAGTTTTCTTTAAAACAATATCGCTACCGATTTCGCCCGATAAAATAACTCTGTTCATTTCTTATTTGCTCCTTTCACACTAATTCGACACCTATCAAATTGGGTTTGACCCCTTCCAACATCTGATACATATAGGGCACAGAGATAAAATTCTTATTTGCACACTCTGTGATCGAGTTGTATACCTTATCTCCTATACGTACCTTTTTGGGGTTCTTTACTCTATTCACCTCAGACAAGTTTTTTAATCTAAGGTTTTCTATTTTTAAATC